TGTAATGGTGATACATGTGACGAATGTGGAGTATGTGGTGGTGATGATTCAGAATGTACTGGTTGTATATTATCAACTGAAAGATGTGATGGTATTACAAATGGAACTGCAACTCCTTGTAATGCTGGTTATCAAAGTGGTGGTAGTGCTTGTTACAATTGGGGTAATACAGGTCCTAACTCTTGTAAATTTGATGATGGAACTACTTGTAATTGTCCTTTAGGTTCAACTCCTTGTTTTTATGATGGTGACTGTGATGGTGATAGAGAAGTTGGAACTGATTACTATTTAGAATGTATTGGATTAGTAGCAGAAACTTGTGTTACTAGTACTGAATGTAATCCATTAGCATTAACAGCTTGTGGTGCAGAGTATGAATTTGATGGAACAACATATCAAGGACAATGTCAACCTACACAAGGTACTTTAAGTACAGGTTGTATGACTCCAGGTGAATGTAATTATGATGTCTACGCAGATATAGCTGATACTTGTTATGGACCTGGTGAAGATATATATACTTGTGGTAATTGGGGATTTGAATGTACTCCTAATTTTGGTAATGGTGGTGATATGTTGGATGGTGTACAATCTTGTGAACCAGGAAACTCAGTTACAAATTGGACACATTGGTATCCGAATGTACCTAATCATACAGTAGATATGAATGAAGCTGGTTGTTTTAATCCTATAGATGATAGGTGTGGTTGTACAAATGGTCCAGCTTCTCAATATTATGAGTGTTTACCAAGTTGTAATTGGATAGATATTAATGGTAATGCTACTGGTACTGAAGGTTGTTCTTATTATGATAATGGTTATTGGAACAATCCTTGTGAACAACCATTAGCTTGTGATTCATATTTAACTCCAGGTGATGGACAAAAAGTTTGTTCTCCAGATGGTTCAGAAGGTACAGGCTTTGCTAACGGATGTAATGGAGAAGGATGTTTCTTAACAGCTATAGAATGTTCTTGTAGTGTTCAATTTGAACAAGATTATGTAGACCCAAGTACTTGTGATCCAGATTGTGCTGGTGGTGGGTGTGCTGCTATAGGAGATATATCAAACGATTGTGAACCATTACCTCCTTGTACAGAATTTTTTCCTGGTACAGATGTTTCAGATGTCTGTGGTGGTATGGCAACTTCTTGTACTAATGCAGATGAACATTGTTATGATAAAGATTTTAGATGTGAGTGTACTGGTACAGATGTTAATGGTAACCCATATGGTGCAGGTGCTGTATTTATAGATTGTTTTCCAGGTATGGGAACACCTGCTGGATGTACTCCAGATGGTTGTACTAACTCTTTAGAAGCTGAATATTGTCTTAATACACCACAATCTTGTGCTGATGATTATTATGGAACTGGTGAATGTAGTGATTCTATTGATTGTCAAGGTACAGGATGTTTTTATAGTCAATGTGATGATGGTGCTTGTATAGATGCTAGTGCTGTTGAACACGATTGTTTACCTGGTTGTGGTGGTGATAACGCTGATGATGGTTGTTGGGTAGGTGAGTGTTTACCTAATTTTAATTGTCAAGATCCAAATCCTTGTAATCCTGACAATATAGAGTTTGGAACATCACTTGATTGTGAATATGCTGGGTGTTGGGCTTATGAAAACTATGGTAATGAAGCTTGTTTTGATGGAAGTTTTCCACCACAAAATGCTGGACCGAGAGGTAACGATGGGCAAACGGAAGATAGTTTAACTCCTACTTGGAAAGGATGTTGTACTTGTGGAGATGGTCAAGATGCTGTAGATTATTCTTTTAGTAATTGTTTTCCAGGTTGTTTATCTTCAGAAGGATATGATTATCCTGGTTGTAATGACCCTTGTACAGAACCTGAAACTTGTCAAGACCAAGGTTTTCAATGTGGTGATAATGGTACTGGTGATTGTGGTAATGTTTTAGAACAATGTTTTGATCCAGACACTGTAACTCCAAGTTCTACAGAATTTTGTCCTTGTGATAGACCTAAAAGATGTAGTTGTACTGCAGATCATTGTAATACAAGTCAACATACAGATGGTGCTGGTTTACATAGTTGTGAAACTGCAGGTACAGATTGTTCATCGGTTTGTGATGAACCACAACCATGTGAAACATATAATACTGGTGGTTGTACAATTAATTATAACACTGGTGATGATCCAGGTATAGCAGATGATTGTCTTGGTGATGGTTGTGTTATTGGTGATGTTGATCCAGAGTGTTGTAATGATTTTTATGTGAATAATTTTCAAGGTGGTGGGGAATATCAATATTGTCCACATCCTAGTTGTGGTGGAGATGCTAATGGTGGTGTATGTGCTGGTGGTAGTCTAAGTGATGCTTATAATAATGGTTCGTGTGAGATTCCTTACGCAACATGTCAAGAATTTAATCAGTTTGTATTACAAAATGAGTGGAATCCTTCGTTAGTATGTACAACTGTTAATGAAAATTACAGAGATTTTTTCCGAAATCAATTTGGAAATTGGGCTGATCCAGGACAATATAAAGAGCGTGATTGGACTCCTTGTGGTTGGTGGGAGACATTGGGTATATCTAATCATTGTGAACCGTATTTAACTCCTAATGATCAAGGTAGTTTTTCAGGTGTTGGTCCTTGGCTTCCTTCTTGTGACGAAGGAGAGCTTTTTATAAATAGTTGTTTTGAGAGAGAAGGTACGAATTATTGGGAACAGTGTAGTTGTGATGATGGACCTTCTGCTAGAAATTGTAATAGTAGTACTGTAATGTGTTCTGATTTAACTGCGGAAGAGTGTATGTCTATAGACCCTTACAGTAGTGAATTTGATATGCAAGAGCCAGACACTCCTGGACAAGGTGAACCTCATCCAGGTTGTAGGTGGAGGTATATATCTCCTATGAGATGTGAATATTATCAGAGAGATTATGTTACTTTAAATGAATTAGAATTTTTAGAATATCAATTTAATAATGAAGATTTAAATCCAGCCTCAGGTGGTGGAGTGATAAATACCCAAAATTGTGGTCAATATTGTATTGGTCACGAAAATACAAATCATTCAGTTTGTGAGACTGGTAGTGGTATCGTTGGGAACAATGGGGGACTTGCTGGTTTAACAGGCCCTCAAGCTTTTTGGTGTGATTGTTATAGTGGTACTTATCAGTCTTGTCCAGGTTTTGATATAGAAGCGTGTTGTGGACTACCAGCACCACCACAACCACCTCCTCCTTCAGATCCATCTGAACCACCTCCTGTTCCACAATTTATAACTGATGAATCATTAGCTCAATCGTATTGTCAGTATGAATTAGGACCTTATTATACTGGAGTATCTTGTAATACATCACAAGAATTAGCTTATAATTTGATAGATCCTGGTCCTTATTGTATTGGAGAAATAACAAATGGATCATTTCCTAATAATTGTAATGGTCAATATGTGATGTTTGCTTTACCAAGTGGTCAATGGGCATGGGATAAAGATGAAGCTTGGCGTGTTCATACTCCTCAAGAACAAGTAAACTTTTTAGTTGAAGCTTTTTGTTCAACAATATCAAATCAACAGGGTGTTGAATTTGTTGCTGGTGAAGATTGGCAAGTAAATACAGCTATTACAAGTTATCCAAGTGTTCCCGTTAATGCTCAAGGTCCATTTTATTGTGCAGATAATGATACAAAAATATATTGTTTACCTGAAACATATGGTATTGAAGCTGGTGATCCAACTGTAAAATTAAGTGCAGATATCGGTGGTCATCCATGTGATTTAGGTGGTTTAAATAGCTCAGCTGCTCCTGATGGTGGAGCAACTTTTGGATATTGTATGGGAGGAAATTCACCTGGTACACCTTGTCAAGTTGACAGTGATTGTGATTATGGTAGTACTTGTTCTACAATGAATCAAGCTGATGATTATGTAGACCCATATGGAGGTTATACTGGTGGTGGTGATGCTGACAATCAATATTATCCCGCAGGACAACAATCAGCACTTAACACACAACAAGGAGAAGAAACTACTTATTATAGTAATCTTGGAACTTGTAAATGTATAGTAGCATCTCATCCTCAAATGCAGTGTGGATATCCTGAAGATTACAATGGTATATTTTTTAAAGATTTTACACCAGATGGTGAAATGGGTGAAACAAGAAATGATTGTACCTATCCAGCTGTACCTGTTTGTGAATACAATAATTACACAAATCCTAATCTTACAAATACTTGTTCTTGTACTTGTGTGTTTCAAGTAAATGAGAGTGTAGTTTAATTTGTGTAAAAAAGAAATATACAATCAATGGAAAAAAGAATTTTTTAAAATAAAAGAATTAGATTATTTTAATGTATATTTAGTTGGTACTTTTAATGACTATATTAATGATAAATTTTCTAATATGGATTCTGATAAAAAATACACAGAAAATCAAATCAATAATATGTCTAACAAAGACCTTATTACTTTAGAAAAATTTCAAAATTTAAATTATACCGATGTAGATATTGTCATAACAGATAATAGTGATATTGATAAAATAAAAAAAGTTTTAACAGATGCTCAAAAAATTGAAACATTTGATATGTTTTTTGATTTAAAATATCAAAGTTGTGGAGTTTTTCAAGATTATAATACAAAAGGTGATTATTTTGATTGTGAGATAATTCAATATAATTCTGAAAAAAAAGTTAAATTACCATTTGAAAAACATGAAGAAATATTTGAAATGGGGTATGAATATTTCAAACCAACTCTTATAAAAAACAAGTTGTTATAAATTAATTTTTGATATTTATAAATATAGGAGAATATCATGGCTGTAAAACCAATAACAGATAGACAATTAATAGATAATACGACTGTAAATAGAGAAACACAAACATCTCAACAAAATATGAATACTCGTGGTGGGGGTAATGCATCTCAAACAATTATTCCTGGTATCGATTTATCTAAACAATATTCTATAACTTTAAAAGACATTGATAGTGCTATAATAAAGTATATAAAAAATGTTATTAATCCTACAGTTCAAGAAGCCAATGAAAAAATAAAAGTTAATGTTATGTATGGTAACGAAGAAAGATGGAAAGCTGTTAGAAAAAGAGGAGTGTTGAGAGATAAAAATGGTACATTAATTTTACCATTAATTATGTTAAAAAGAACGGCTGTTGAAAAAAGTGATATGATTCCTGGTTATGAACATGATATCAGAAGAAAATATACAGAAATAGTTAGAAACACTGGATGGTCTAAAGATAACAGATATTCTCGGTTTAATGTTCAAATTGGAAACAAACCTGTGTCTGAACATTTAGTTACAAGTATACCAAACTTTGTTAATATTACATATGAATTTGTATTATGGACAAACTTCATTGAACAAATGAACCCATTAGTTGAATCTTTTATGGAATTTGATAAAACATATTGGGGTGATAAAGATACATATAGATTTGTATCAAATATAGACTCAGTAAGTGATGCTTCAGAAATGGATTCGAGAGGTGAAAGATTTATAAAATCAAATTTTTCAGTTACAACCAAAGCTTATTTATTACCAGAAGAAACAAATTCTATCGTTATGGGTAAAATGAGTCAAGTTCAAAAACGACTTACTCCATCAAAAGTAATATTTGGTTTTGAGGGTGATGCTACAAAAGAACAATTAAAATAATTTTAATGTTTTCAAAATTTATATATATTTATATATAGTTATATAACAAATTACAAACGGAGGTTATAAATGCCAGAAGAATCAAAGTTAGCTGAAAAGCTAGAAAATCAATCAAAATTTTCAGAAGACGAAATGAAAACTATAAAAGAATTACAATCTACTTATGTAGCTTTACAAAACTCTTTAGGACAAATAGGAATTTCTCGTATAAGATTACAACAACAAGAAGAAGCCTATGATAAAGCTGAAGAAAATATCAGAAAAGGATTTTCAGAAGCTCAAGAAAAAGAAAAAGAATTTGTAAAATCTATTAACGAAAAATATGGTGATGGTAATTTGGATATAAATACAGGAATTTTCACTCCAAAATCTTCATAAAGTATCAATTTTTAAAATTAAATATATCGTTTCGAATAATAATTTTATATTTATATATGAATTTATGTACTAAATTTTTGCGCAAATAAATCTAAATAGGAGAACTCCAAATGGCCGAAAAAATTATTTCACCCGGTGTTTTTACGAAAGAAATAGATGCTTCATTTTTACCATCAGCAGTTGGTAACATTGGTGCAGCTATCGTAGGACCCACAGTAAAAGGACCAGCTATGGTCCCAACAGTAGTATCATCATATTCTGAATTTCAAGCTAAATTCGGTGATGAATTTGCAAGTGGTAGTAACAATTATACATATTTGACATCTATCGCTGCTCAACAATATTTAAGACATTCAAACAAATTAACAGTAGTAAGAGTACTTGACGGAACATTTAATGGTGCTAATGCTACAGTATTAACAAGTGGTTCTACAGCGGCTACTGGTGTAAATAAAGCAACTGGTTCTATGAGACTTGCTGGGGCTGCAGCTGTTGGAACAGCTTATAAAATAACAGAAGGCAGTAATGAATTTAAATTTATATCATCTGGTGATGGTGGTGGAGATTCATCCGATGATTCAATCAGGTTCTTTGTTAATGGTGCTGATTTAGGTGCTCACACAACAAATTTAGTTGCTGAAATAAATGCTGTTAGTGGATTAAATGTAACAGCAGTTTCAAGTTCAAATGGTTTAGAATTATCAGCTTCAAGTGCTGGTACAGCAGCTAATGGTATTACATTCCAAACTGCTTCAGCAGAAACTCCAAGTACTTTTGGTACTGCTTCAGCTTTTCTTCCAGGACAATCACCTGAATTAGGTCTTGCAGGATTCATGATTGGTGGTGGTACACAAACTGCAGGTACTTCAGAAACAGCGTTTAAACTTCATACACACGCTGATGGTGCTATTATGAATAGTAGTGGTTCTGATATTGTTATGACAGGTACAAGTCATCAACTTGTAAGTGGTTCAAAAGATAATATTAGATGGGAAATATCTTCAGTTAACAAATCAAAAGGAACATTTACTCTTTTAATTAGAAGAGGAAATGATACTATTGGTAGTAAACAGATACTTGAAACTCATACTGATTTATCTTTAGATCCAAATGAACCAAATTATATTGGAAAACGAATTGGTGATTCGTATGCTGATATTCAAGATAAAACAGGAGCAGATCCATATGTTTCTTATGTTGGTACTTATCCAAACAAATCTGATTATGTTTATGTTTCTACAATAAAAGATACCCCACGATATTTAGATGAAAGTGGTGTTATTAGAGACAATAGTCAATCAGGTTCTCTACCAGATGTTGGTAGTGGTTCAGCATATGGTGCATTTGGTGGTGGACTAAATGGTGTTGCTGGGTTTGATTCACTTGGTAATGTTAGTCACACAGGTGCTCAAGCTACTGCAGTTGCTTATAACTTTTATGATAATATAAATGCTACAAATTCACAAGGATTTTCATTAGATAGTATTGATGAAGAAGATGGTGGAGTTGGTTATACAGCTGCTCTGAAATTATTGAATAATGCTGATGAATATGATATTAATTTATTATTACTACCAGGTATTGTTGATTCTTTGGGAGGAGCTCACACAGGTATAATTACAAAAGCTGTAGAAGTTTGTGAAAATAGAGGAGATTGTTTCCTTATTTATGATACTGTAGGATATAGTGAACAAACAATAGCTAATGTAACAAGTAAAGCTTCGGATAGAAATTCAAATTACGCGGCTACTTATTGGCCTTGGGTTCAAATAGCAGATCCTGCTAATGGTAATTATAGATGGGTGCCACCTTCAACTGTATTATCTGGTATTTATGCTTTCAATGATAAAATAGCAGCTCCGTGGTTCGCTCCTGCTGGATTGAATCGTGGTGGTTTAGATACTGTTGTTCAGGCGTCTAGAAAACTAACTCACGCTAATAGAGATACATTATATGAATCTAATGTTAATCCTATCGCAACATTCCCTGGACAAGGGGTATGTGTATGGGGTCAGAAAACACTACAGAAAAAATCATCTGCACTTGACAGAGTAAATGTAAGAAGATTAATGATTAAAGTTAAGAAGTTTATTTCAGCTTCTTCAAGATTCCTTGTATTTGAACAAAATAATGCAAGTACAAGAGAGAGATTCTTGAATATTGTTAATCCTTATTTAGAACAAGTTCAATCACAAAGTGGTTTGAGTGCTTTCAAAGTTGTAATGGATGAATCCAATAATACTCCAGACTTGGTTGATAGAAATATCCTTTATGGACAATTATTCTTACAACCTACAAGAACTGCTGAGTTTATTGTATTAGACTTTACAATACAACCTACAGGTGCTTCTTTCCCTGAATAGGAAATAAAAGAATAACTAATAAAGATGGGGTTTATTATTAAAATAAACCCCATTTTTTTTACTTTTTAGATATTTATATATGAAAATATGTGTGTATTAAAAACACCGAATTATATTTAGGAGAAAAAATATGGCAACTTTGATTGACGCGAATCAAGCGATGTTTACACCATTCGAACCTAAACTGAAAAATAGGTTTGTGATGGTGATAGATGGAATACCCGCTTACTTAATTAAAACAGCTAACAGACCTTCTATTACATTTGAAGAAGTAGAACTTAATCATATGAATGTAAAAAGATTTGTAAAAGGAAAAGGAACATGGGAACCTGTTGAAATTACATTGTATGATCCAGTTGTTCCATCAGCGGCTCAAGCAGTTATGGAGTGGATTAGATTATCTCACGAATCTGTTACTGGTAGAGATGGATATTCTGATTTTTACAAAAAAGATGTTATTTGTAAAGTTCTTGGACCAGTTGGTGATGTAGTTGAACAATGGACACTTAAAGGTGCTTTTATACAAGCAGCTAACTTTAATGATTTAGATTTTGCTTCAAGTGATCCAGTTGACATATCAGTAACTTTAAGATATGATTATGCAATATTAGAATTTTAATTTTATACACAATCACTACACAATAGAAAAACCCTTAATAAACAATAAATATTGAGGGTTTTTTTATTTTGTATATATTTATATATGAAAATGTTATGTAAAATTTTTAAGAGGTTATCAATTATGTCAGAGAAAAAACAGCTAAAAACATTTAATGAAATAATAGAAGTAGTTTTACATCATGAAGGTGGTTATGTAAATGACCCAACTGATTTGGGTGGTGAAACTAAATATGGTATTACTAAAAGGTTTTATCCAAATGTAGATATCAAAAACTTGACAAGAGAAGAAGCTAAAACAATATATCATCAAGACTATTGGAGACGGGGTAAGTGTGATGAAGTACCACCACATTTAAGACATATTTATTTTGATATGGTTGTTAATTTTGGACAAGGTGGGGCTGTAAAAGTTTTACAACAAGCTGCTAATTCTAAAAACAAAGATAAGATTATGGTAGATGGTGGTATAGGACCAAACACATTAAAAGCAATTCAGAACCTTGAAATAGATAGAGTACGAGCATACAGAGTTTTAAGATTTGCCAACTTGGTTATAAAAAAACCAGAACAAGAAAAGTTTTGGGTGGGTTGGTTTAGAAGAGCAATAGAAGTTTAATAAATTAGGAGAAATAAAATGGCAAGTAGTAATGAATTATATGAACAGATAGAATCAGCATTTAATGACTTTAAAGAAAATCATTCAGTATTTTCAGAAAAAGGTAATAAAGCAGCTGGTGGTAGAGCTAGAAAAGCTATCGGTGAGATAAAAAAATTAGTTACAGCTTACAGACAGGCATCTGTTTCTGAAGCAAAATCATAATAGGAGTTAAAAATGGTAGAAGATCAAAAACAAGAGTTTAAATTTCCAACTGAAACTATAGACTTACCCAGTAAGGGAAAAGTATATTCACCAGACAGTCCACTTGCAAGTGGAAAAATAGAAATTAAATATATGACAGCTAAAGAAGAAGATATTTTAACATCACAAAATCTTATTAAAAAAGGTATTGTGATTGATAAATTGTTAAATTCTTTAATTGTTACACCTGGAATAAATTCTGATGACTTGGTAATAGGAGATAAAAATGCAGTTATGGTAGCTGTAAGAATACTAGCTTATGGTGGTAATTATACTGCTGAAGTAACTCATCCTAATACAGGTGAAACTCAACAGGTTGAATTTGATTTAACAGCTTGTGAATTTAAACAAATACCAGATGATGTAGATTATTCCAAAGATCTTGAGTTAATTCTACCAGTTACTAAAACAAATATAACTTTTAAAATTTTAACAGGAAAAGATGAATCTGAAATTTTAAAAGAAATAAAAAGCTTACAAAAAATTGGCCAAGCAGCTGAAATGTCAACTAGGTTAAGAAAAATGATAACATCAGTAAATGGTGATTCAGAAAAATCTACAATAAATGCATTTGTTGAAACAATGTTATCTAAAGAATCTCTATTTTTAAGAGAAGAAGTTGCTAGAATAAATCCAGATATAGATTTATCACAAGAAATTGATATGGGAGGTGAGGTGGTCTCGGTAGCAATACCAATGACCACCGAGTTTTTTTGGCCTAAAGCCGGAGTTTAGACCCGAAATACATAAAGCATTATTTGAAATGATATATTTTAGTAATGGTGGTTTTTCCCATTCTGATGTTTATAACATGCCTACTTATATGCGATCATTTTATTACAATCAATTAGCTGAAATGAAAAAACTTGAAAAGAAAGAAATGGATAAAGCCAATAAAAAACCAAGTTATTCCAAACCAAGTATTCCACGAAAGTAGAAAATAAACATATATTTTAGAGAAATTTAATATTTATATATGACATAGTACATCCAATCTAATATGGAGAAGTAGATTGAAAAAATCATATATGGACAGAGAAAATATTTTATCAGAGAATGTTTTTAGTAAATTAAAAAAATTCTTTGGTTTGTCTTCAACCGAAGAGAAACAACTAGCCAAAAACAAAAAAGTAGCTAAAAAAATTAGTGATACATTAGATGACTTAAATAAAGACCTTGTGGATTTTGAAAAATATGCTGAAGCTATGTTTAAAGACATGGGTGTAAATCGTAAAGTTAATGTTAAAAAGTATAAAGTAACTGATTTTTTAAAGTAGAGACTTTTAATGGCAAATCAAGAATATAATCAGAAAAAAGATATTGTAGACATAACAAGAGAACTCTTAGCATTAGGGAAAGAATTAGCTAGTAATGACAAGGAGAGACTTGCTCAAAATGAAGATATGTCTAAAACATTAGATAATATTGTAAAAAACAAAAAAGATAGTTCTGAGTTATCGTCTATTGAATCGGATTTAGAAGACCAACTACTTACAGCTAAAACAGCGGGAAATAAAGAATTAGTAAAAGAAATAGGTTTATTACAAAAAGTTATTAAAGCTAAAAAGAAAGAAAATGAAGCTCAAGAAAATATAAATGCTGCTTACAGAGAGTTAGGTGGTAAACTTGGTTTGGGTGGTTTAATATCTATGGTACATGATTTCCAAGAACTAGCTGATAAATCAGGTGGAGTGATGCTCCAAAAATTATTTTTAATTGGTCTTGCAGTAACTGCTATAGCTGGATTGTTTAAAGCCATAGCCGCTCAAACAGATGAGATTGGTAATAGGTTCGGTGCTATAGGTGTTAATGAATTTTCTAATGAACTTGGTATGGCTAAAGCCCGAGCTCAATCACTTGGTTTTGATTTTGATCAGATGGCAGGTTCTGTGTCAGAACTTTCAGATAATTTTGGTATAGCTTTTGGTGATGCTATAGATATTAGTAAAGCTACAATGGATACTGCTAGAGCTGTTGGTGTTACCACAGATACAGCTGCTAAGTTAACTGGTATATTAATGACAATGGGTGGGCATTCAGCTGAAACTGCTCAAAATTTCATAAAACAAACAGCCGCTTTAGCTAAATCTGCTGGTGTAGCTCCAGCAGCTGTTCTAAATGATATGGCTGGGGCTTCTGGTGATATTGCTGGTTTTATAAAAGATGGTGGTGAAAATATGGCTCAAGCCGCTGTCAGAGCTAGGAAGATGGGATTAGCTATCGGTGATGTTGCTAAAGCTGCGAGAGGTATGTTAGACTTTCAAGAATCTATAAAACAGAGTGAAAGAATT